CGATGTTATGTGATTTAGGAAAACCTGAACCATATATCCACATTATCTGGTCTCTTATCTCAAACCCTGCATCTTCTACTGCAACTGCTTGTCTGTGATATGTTCTACTATGTGAGAACGATAAGAGATGACCACCTGGTTTTAGAACTCTTAAAACTTCTTTCCATAGTTTAGGATTGTTTGCAATACCACTATCATCCCAACCTTTACCCATAAATCCTATTTCGTATGGTGGGTCTGTAACTACTGAATCTACTGAATTATCTTTTAATCCTTTTAATTTCTTTATGCAATCTCCTTTTAATAATGTAACCTTATTCATCTTTTCTATTTTATTTATTTCTTGTTGTTCGTATTCTTGTTCTGTTAATGCTTTGTAAAAGAAACGAGATGCTCCACCTAAACCATCCTTTGGTTCTGCATACTTACCATCTACCATAGAGTAATCACCATATATACTATTTACTTTATTATGTGATGGTTCTGTTCCTTTTACTACTCCTCTTTGTCCTGTTTTAGTTCCACTCTGTTCATCAAGTATCTTACCTGCTTCTTCATCAAAGATTATGTTTGCTGGAAATCTACCTTGAATATGTTGTTCTCCTTTATTACTACCATTCATATTACTACCATAACCAACTTTACCACTACCAATACTTAAAGTTTCATCTGTTCCTATTCTACTCTCATCTATGTTTATACCACCTGTTCCCCATTTCATAACATTAAGAGCAACTGTCTTTTCACTTAATGGCTTTCTTGCCATTACTATACTATAATGTTCTGACATCTAATTAAAATCAAATGTTATACTTCCTGATGTTTCTTGTTTAATCTCTTGTCTTTCTACATATCCTCTATGCTTTCCTTTTGTTTTAAGATAAAAGATTTGACCTGTAATGTTTCCTTGTTCTATTTGTTTAAAGAGTGCTCCTTCTACAAAATCTAATGTAGCATCTTGTATTTCATCTACTTCTTTTTTAAATCCCTCATCTTCTTTACACCATTTATAAAATAAGGTTCTACCTATTTTTGCCTTCTTACAAGCAGATGTAACAACTCCATGCGTTTCTTCTAAACATTTAAGAACTCTCTTTTGAGAAGCAGTTCTCCTTTTAGTCTGTTCCTTTTGTTTCTTCATCTTTGTTCTCTTTAAGTTTTTCGTGTGAGCCATCACAATGTCCTTCTACATCTTTTGTGCATCCACATCTACATTGATATTTAAATTCTATTCCCATAATTTCTATTTCTTTTTTACTTTTGATTTTCTAACAGGTTTGACAGGAACTGATTTAGCTTTTGTTTTCTTAATAGCCTTTGCTAACTTATCTATATCTACCTTAACAGGCTGTGTCTGTACTTCTTCTATCTCAATAGGTTCTACATATTGTTTAGGTAAAACTTGTTTCATCTTCTGTGATGTTTTAGTTTTTTCACTCCACTCTATTGTGTTAATAAAGTTATCTACCTTTCTATGTGTATCTCTATCCAAACAACTACACGTCTTTACACTTCTACCATCATTAGAAAATATAGTATATACATCATACAAATAAGCTCTATTAGCTCCTTTTAATTGTTTTCCTCTTGTGTATTCTAAATAATGCAACACAATAGCTTCTTGTTCAATAGTTAATTTCTTTTTTTTACTCATTTTCTTTATAATTTTTACAAAACCATTTATTCATTTTTATTCTTCTTTCTTCGCATCCGCATGATTCATAACCTAACCATTCAACTGCTACTATATAGGCCCAATAATGTGAATTACCAAATGTAATCCATTCTAAAAAGGTTTCTAACCTATCACCTAATTTTAATTTACATGCTAATTTTTTCATATACTAACTTACCATTTTTTATATTTCCATGCATCCATTTATCATCTATATTAGTATCGTATATTCTTGGCAACCAACTTGGTTTGCCATTTTCTACAACTTTTACATAATACATATTTTTTATAATTCTACCCATTAATTGTACTGATGCTTCCCACTTTAAAGAAACTAACTTTAAAGTTTTTAAGTTTTGATAATCTTTTATTATCTCATCTCTGTGTAATCTTAAATTAACTTTTCTATTGGGATACCAATGTTTGTTAATATTTTCTCTTCTTGTTATAACTTGTAAATTATCTACATTGTTATTCTGTGGGTTGCCATCTATATGGTCTATCTCTTTACCTTCAGGTATTTCACCTACGAATGTTTCCCACACTAATCTATGTACATAATGTAATTGACCTTTTTGTGGAGCAACACCTTTACTAGATTGAGTACCTCTTCTTGTGTGTTCATTAAATAATCTTACTTGTAAATAACCTTTTTTACTTTGTGTAACTTTTTGTGGTTTTAATTTTCTTGGTTTTTTTCTTCTTAAAGACCAAGCATCTCCTTTTGATGTAATTAAATAATCTTCAAAGTTTTCTATATGTAACCCTAATTCTTTATTCATCTTTTAATTCTTTTAAATATTCTACTACTTGTTTTCTTATGTATGTTTTAAGTGGGTTTTTAAGTGATATAAGAGTTCTTCTTACCCATAACCACCTCAAACCTATAAATGTAATATACCCTAACGAGAGAGAACCTATTACTGCTAAAACAAATTCTATATTATTCATCATTTTTATAATTTTGTTTATTAAATGTTTGTTGCATATTATTTTTAATTAATTTAATATCTTTAGATATATGCATTCTATTGATATTATAATACTTACTGATTTTTCTTTGTGAGTTTCCTTGTATAAAATGTTGAGTTGCTAATTCTTTTTGATAAAAAGGTAATTTACCTATATAGATTTTTACATCTTCTGCAAATGTATCAACATCAACTTTTTCTTTAGTTTCTACTGCATCTTCTTTATCATGCATTCTTGCATCATATTCTTGATAATGGGTAGGTTTTCTATACTTTAAATGAAAAGGTGAAGTAGATGAGTTATATTGTATATAAGCCATCTTAATTAAATAATGTTGAACTTTATTATCAATTAATAGTTGATGTGTATAATCAGGTCCCTTTTCTAATAAAGATAAAATACAGTCTGATATTAAATCATCTGTGTTTTGATGATTTTTTGTTACTGCCTTTATCTTTCTTTTAATCTCACCGAAGTGATTTTGTATATATTTATTTATATTCATTTATACTCCTTATAAATATAAATATACGAAAAAAAAGTTTTCAATAAAAAAAAGACAAAAAAAAAGTTCTCACGAAGAGAACTTTACATTTTATTCAATATGTTCTTTGGCTCTTTGTTTTCTTTCTTCATAATCAGGCATTGGTCCAACACCTGCTATGTAATTAATACAGTGTCCATCACATTTATTATTATTATCATGTGTCATTATACAAAGTTCATGACAATCAAATCTTAAATCTTCCATAGTTATATCCTTGTTCTATATTCTTCTGTTTCCATATCATATACTGAACCTGATGATATTACCATAGCTGCAGTTTCTTTTATAGTGTGAGTTTGATTTACATCAGCTGCACCAACAAAACCATTACCTATATTTGGAAAATCAAATTTACCATTTAATTGGTGTGGAGCAGTTGGAGCTCCTGCTGATTGTTGTTTTTCATCTTCGTGAAAACGATACATAAGTTGTGGTTGTTTATCTAATACATTTGTTGGGTCTCCATATCTTTGACCTGTAATGGTATTAAGTTCATCTTGATTTAATGAAGATGTATAATAACCCCATTCACTAAATGAACCACTTGGTGTTGATTGTTTCCTAATTTGTGGTGAAAATCCTTGAGCTAAATATACAGAAGCAGCTGATGTATTAGTTGTTGTAAGATTTGTAAATTGCATAGGGTCAGTTGGGTCTGGTTTACCATCACCCTGTCTACCTATTTGTAATACAGTTGCTGTTTCTCCATTTATACTACATTTAGCAGTTAATGCAGTCATATCTACTGAATAAGCAATGGTTATAGGTGTAGGATTATCCCAATCATATATAGAACCACTATTCAAAAGAATGATACCATCATTATTAATAGTACCACCTTGTCTTTGTCTCATATTAATACTAATTTGTCCTTTTGCAACACCCTCTGTACCTAGGTATGGTGAATAGTTAGTATAACTACCAATGTTTGCTTGATTATCTGCTGTTGGAATTGAAAGTGAGAACCAAGTTGAAGCAGTAGTTCCTTCTGCTGAGAATAAAAAGTATTGACCTTGTCCACCAGCTGTTCCTGTTTGATAATCTGAATTAGGAAATGCAGATATTATAAACGTTCCATCTAAATTATTACCTTGAGTAGTAGGTTGAGTTGCAGTAGAATAACCATTTGCCTTATCAGATGTATCAGCAGTTATTGCACTATTATCAAATCTATCTATTTCAATAGTATTATTTTTATTAAATGTTAATGGTGTAAACATATTAATTAAAGTTGTTTATATAAGTTCCATATAATGAATTACCAAATCTTGTAAATGATAATATATCTTCTGATGAATTAGATGGTGTTGGTTTATAAGAATATCCTTGTCCAAACTTAAAGTCAGGTGAGAATGATATAGAGCCTGTATTACCTGCTGCTGGTTGTTTTACTAATACATTAACTGATTGTGCATCTTCACCAAATGTTGATACATCTAAATGAGTATCAGCAGATGATACAAGAGTTACAGTATATGTATTTGATTGTGTTAAATCAATTGATGCAGTATTAGATGTAATTGTTAAATCACTATTCTTACCACCAATTGCTTTACTTACACCAAATGAACCAGTTACTTGTAAATCGTTTGTAGTTGAGTAGAATGAACCTGTCTGTTCAAAGATACCACTTGCACCTCCACCACCACTAACACTTGCAGAAGCTATTGATTCTGAAACATTAGATATTCCAGGTAAAGATAAATTATCACTTATATCCACACTACCGGTAATACCTATAACACCAATTGAATCAATTGATATACCACTTG